TGGATGACCGAGTAGCGCTGGCCGTTCACGACGACATGGGTCTCGCGCGGGATTCCTTCAATGTCCTCGGTGCGGCAGGTCAGACGCGGTTGCGTGGTGTCGAGCACCGTCTCGCCCACGCTGCTGTCGAAAAAGGCGTTGTCGAAAATCGCGCGGATCGTGCGCTCGGTGCCGTCTGCAAATTCAAAGCGCACATCCTGGCCGAAGCGCCGGATGAAGAGAGCGAGATTCTCACGCAACATCGGCGTCGGGCTTTTTGGCCCGCTTGGGTTTGGGTTCCGACGGCTCGACAGAATCGGCAACGGCCAGCTCCGCGCAGCCGCGGGCGATCAAATCGGAGGCTTGGAATGCCGTAGCTTCAAAGGTGGTGCCGGGGTTCAGAAACTGACCGGCGATAAGAATCGTTTTTTTGATTTTCAGTTTCATAGGCAAGAGGGGCGGGGGAGTTTAGAAAGCTCTCCCCGCCCCTGTGCTGTCAGTCGTTTGACTTAGGGAGTGGCGGGCTTTTTGCCGAAGCAGAAGCTGGCCGGACGGCGCACGAGGAAGTCAACATCCTGCATTGCGACGATGCGGAGGCGGCCCTTCGTGGAGTGCGTGTAGGGATCAACGGTGATCTCCAGGCCGCCCCACATACCGATGAGGAGGTCGGCGAAGTTGCCGAAGAACACATCGCCGGAGGTGACTTGGTTGGTGATCTCGGTGCGGTAGCCGTTGAGCGTGTTGCCGGCTTCCCAGAGGGGGCCGTCGATGCCGCTGAATTTCAGCGTGGTCTTGGCGTGGCCGCGGAGGCTGGTGTTTCCAACATAGGCCAGAGCGCCGGCGAGGGCGTTGTCCTGGTCGATGGCGGATTCCATGGCAACCAAGTCGGCGTATGTCGGCTGGACACCCGCGAAGTTGACGCCGTTGATGTTGGCAGTCGATTTGATGCCGATCGGCGCGTTGCCGGTGCCGTCTCCGTAGAAGCCTGCGGAATCCATCGCGATGGCGAGGCCGCGGGCGAGGTCGGCGCGGAAGAGCGCTTCGACATCCATGGAGGACTGCATGAGCATGCGGCGGGTGATTTCACCGTAGTTCGCCACGGTCTTCGGGCGAAGTTGGATGATGCCGAAGTCGATGTCGTCCTTGGTGGCGTCGGCGTCTTCGCCGATCCAGTAGCCGCTCGCGCCTTGGGTCTGAGTCGGGATGTCCACATTGCCGACAAGGCCAGCGAGGGAGGTTCCGAGCTGCATGATCACAGTGCGGTTGCGGAGGAGGTCCACGAAGCTCGAAACGAGGAGCGTGTTGTCAACCATGTTCGCGCCGCCGGAGATGTAGCCGGAACCGGTTTTCACCGAGACGGTGTTGGTAGAACGCTCGGCCATCGGAATGCGGAGCACATCGACGGGGATCATCGTGCCCTTGGGAGAGCGGTGGGTGATCTGGTCGGCGGCTGCGGCGCAGGCTTCAAGCTCGAAGCGGGCGGCCTCGCGGGTCGCTTTGTCCGAGGGTTCGGCGGAGAGGGCGCGGACGAGTTTCAGGAACGAGAAGCTGCGGGCTTCTTTTTCGCTGAGACCGACCGGGCGGCTGGCGTCCTGGATCGCGGCGTTGCGCTTGTTGAGCTCTTCGAGGAAAAGCTGGCGCGCCTCGTCCACGGATTTTCCGGTGACGACGGCCTCTTGAGCGAGGTCGCCCATGTTGTATTTCTTGCCCGCCTCGATGATCGTGCGGACGCGGTTTTGCTCGTCGCTGCGGGCGGCATTGCGCTCGGCAATGACATCGAAGTTCGGAGCGGCGGGAGCCGAGGGAGTCGGCTCGGTGGCTTGCTGTGACATATTTTGAATTTCTGGTGTTGGTTGTTGAGTTGTTGACTGGCTGCGTCCAATGCCGACCGAGCGGTCAGCCGGAACCGACACGAGAGAAATCTCGTAAGGTTCCCACCGTTGGACCGTGTAGACATCGGCGTCGTCACGCTGCTCGGTGAGTTTCACTTCTTTGATGCGATAACCGACGCTGATGTGGCGCAGGATTCCGTCCTGCACATCCCGCCATTTCTCTTCGGCAGCGGCAGACGAGCCAAAGCGCACGGTTGCGCGGCCCTTGCCGTCCGAGTCGATGCGGGCGTTTTCCACAACGCCGATGACCTCGTCCCAGTCGTGATTGAAAAGAAACGCGCCGCCGTCGTTGAGGCGTTCGAGATCGACGGCCTCGGCGCGGTGATCGAGGACTTCCACCATTCCCGGAAAACGCTCGATCTCGGCGTCGCTGGAAAACGCCAACTCGATCGAGCGTTTTTCCGAGTCGATGTCGCCGATTTTCGCGAAGCGGTTCTGCGGCTCGCTCAGGAGGCGGGTGACAAAGTCCTTGGTCATGTGCTGGGAACTTTTACGCGCAGGCGTGGGAACGGTCTTGTGCGGGGTTTTCCATTAGGGTCAGAGAAGGGTCTCGGCGAAGGAGAGGGCTTTGTTCCAGCGGTTCGTTAAGCCCTGCCAGAATTTGGCGCGGGCTCCGACGGGCGGGGCGACGCGGATTTCGTAGGATTCGCGGGCGGTGCGGAGATTTTGGAGGAGCGTGCCGGGGGTTTTGAGCGCGGCGGTGAGGGCGGCTTTGGTGACGGGGCCGAAGCGGCCGTCGTCAGGGACTTTCAAGGCGAGTTGCAAAATTCTCAATGCGCCGCGCGGGCCTCGGTTGAAAGCGGTGTCTCTCAAGAAGGCTTCGATGGCGGGGTGTTCGGTCCAGCGGGTGACGACGCTGGTGTAGTCGAGCAAATAATCGCGGATGAAATTTTCGGCGTGGGCTTGGCGGTTGGCGGCGAGGAGGTCGCGGAGGCGGGCGGCGGCTTCGGGGTGGTAGCGGTCGTTCACGCCCGCCACTTCGAACGATCCTCCGCCGTCGGCTGCGGGGAGCTTGTAAACGCGGAGGCGGCCGAGTTTGTCGCGTCTCGCCTCAGCGTTCACGATGAAATCCATCATCTGGCGGCGGTCGGTGGGTGTGCTTTTGCGGGTCATTGGTTGCTGGTTAAAAATGCGAGCCAGAGGAAGAGTCCGCCGAGGGCGACGAGGACGGCTATGCTGTGGTTTGGGTTTGGCATTTTAGAAGTCGGCTCCGCCGCGAATGTCTTTGTTGATCCAGTCCCAGCGTATGCTGGTGAGGAGGCGGAGCCAGAAGGGGCGGGGGTCGTCGCGTTGGACAATGGCGGTCCATTTGGCTTCGGGGGTGGGCGCGCCCCAAGGCTCTGACAAGCAGAGCCCTCCTGTGCCTAAATAGAGAAGGGCGATGATTGCGAGCGCGGCGCGTTTCGGAGTCATGGTTTTTTGGCGCGGCGGACTTCGGCGTGGGGGTTGAATTTGCCTCCGGGGGTGGTGCGTTTGATGGCTTTGCGGGCGCGGACGCGGCCGTAGATGGCGAGGGATGCGCCGAAGGTTTCGGCGGCGAGATAGACGATCTGGGTGAGTTCTTCGGTGGCGAGATCGACTTTGAGGTATTTCAAAACCTGCGCGACAACCATGATCACGATTCCGAGAATCGTGCGCGACTGCCACCAGGCTTTTGTTTCCTCGCTCATTTGGTGGACTTGAGGTTGGCGACGGCTAACTCGATGGCGAGGTTGGCGGCGCTGGTGGATGCGCGGATTCCTGCGTTGACGGCTCGCGTTTGGATTTCTCGGAGAGCGGCTTCGCGTTTTTGAGCTCCGCTGTGCGGGGACTCGGCGAGGCTTTTCACAACCTCAATGGCAATCGGTGCGAGTTCGGCGAGCAGGCGGGAGGCGCTGTCGCGCAGGATGGGGAGGAGGAGTTCGAGGAGTTCGCGGCTGGCTCCGGTGAGGCGGGCGAGGATTTTGATGAGGGTGGTTTTCATGGTTTGTGGGTGTCTAGTTTTCGCTCGACGCGCTCCATGATGGTGATGGCGCGGGTTGTGGTTTGTTGGTTGGCCGAAATGATCTCCAGCATCTCGCGGTGGGCGGTCTTGAGGTGCATGACGAACTCGGTGTTTTGCTCGTCCATCTTGTGCTCGACCCGCTCCAGGCGTTTTGTGAACCAGCGGAAAAGCACGCTGACGGCGATGAGGCCGATGGCGACGAGTGCGATCAAATGCCAGGTGCTGTTTTGCTCGGCTGCATGATTGACAATTTTGAGGGCGGCGTCGGGTGTCATTGGTCAAGGAATGTGGCGTGTTTGAGCGGGGTGCCGGGGTGGGTGGCTGCGAGCCAGGTGCGGGCGATGGAGTCGGCGTCGGAGGTCCAGGCGCGGACGCGGAGGGATTTCCAGGTGGAGTCCCAGGCCCAGAGTTTGTTCGCGCCCGGCGGGTAGAGGTAGGTGGTGACGGCGTGGCCCCAGTTTTCGGTGTAAACACCCAAGACTTTGGCTTCGATGCCGTGCTTTTTGAAGGACTGGGACATGGCGATGGCTTCGGGCAGGCAGGCGTTGCCATACCGGCCTGCGAACTCGGGCTCGGGCGCGGGGGGCAGGGCGCAGGCGGCGAGACAGAGGGCGGCGAGGAGGGACAGCGGCTTCGTCATGGGGCGGTGAGGGCGGTGAGGGTCTCGGTGAGGGTGGCCTCGAAGGTGTGGGGGGCGGGGGGCCAGTTGCTGGCGGCGGGGGCGAGGCCGCTGGCGATCATTGAGTCAAGCCAGGCTTGGACGGCGGCGAGCTTGGGGGAGGATTTCGCGGCGGCGTCGAGGCGGAGTTTTTGATACAGCAAAGTCGTGCTGCGGTTGCCGCCGTAGCCTTGGGCGGCTGTCCACTCTTCGGCGGTGTAGGTGGGCGCGGGGGGCTGGACCCATTGGCCGTCGGTCCATACGGCGTCGTCGCTGGGCTTGGGAGGGGCGGGCTGCCATTGCGCGGCTTTGGGGTTCCCGGCGGCGACGAGGTCGGCGAGGTAGGACTCGGGGAGTTCGCGGAGTTCGAGGGTGGTGGTGTTGAGGTAGAGGCTCATGGGTAGATGCGTGGGTGGGCGGCGACGGTGGCGGTGTTGTTGTTGGTGATGGTGAGCGCGCCTTTTTGGTCGTTGAGGTCGCGGACGAGAGGGGCGTAGAAAACGAGATTCTGCGGGCGGATTTTGTCGCAAGTCATGCCCTTGGCAAGAGAGGCGACTTCGGCGGCGGTGAGCGTCGCGCTCCAAATTCCAATCTCTGCGATAGTTCCGCCAAAATGAAATGATCCAGATGTTAATCTGGAAATATTTAAATCAGATGTGGAATTAAAAATTGCTGCTGGAACTCCAACCGTTGACGTTACATCTGCGGACCCATTTAAAAAACCCGTAAACGATGTGCTGGGATTATATGTCAAGGCTATGTGGCTTTGCCCTGTTCCCACATTAGTCGCACCAAACCTTTCAAAACCCGGCCCGCCCGCAGTTGAAATATTTATCCAAATTTTATTTGCAGACAGACCAATCAAATACGATCTTTGGTTTCCGGTTCCAACCCATTTGCTAACCAAAATGTGATCTCCACTTGGAGTTGAATTTGATCTGAAATGACAAGCTATTGTTAAAGCCCCTGTGACATCCAAATTGGAATTGTCGGGTATGCTTAAATACTGTGTAGTTCCGTTAAAGGAATAAGCCATATCAAGCCGCGCTCCTTACTTCGACGGCGATCAACTCGGCATCGCCTGTCATGGTGTCGTTGGTGGTGTCGCTGGAGTCGCGGTAGACTCGCAGCCGGAAGAGGTCGCCTGCGGCGAGGCCGTCGAGGTTGGTGGTGGTGATCTCGGTGACGGTGGGGATGCCGGAGGTGGCGGGGGCGGTGGCGTTGGCTTCGACGGCGGTGTCGAAGGAGTCGGCGTCGAGGTCGGTGTTGCCGCGTTCGAGTTGGACGCCCCAGCGGACGACGCCGGTGGTGGCGCTGGTGGCCATCCAGTGCAATCTCACTTTGAGGCCGGAGGCGAGATTTGCGCCTTCGGGGATGATGGAGACGAAGGAGGTGGCTTCGTTGGTCGCGCCGTCGTCGAAGTCGAGGACGGCGATGGAGTTTCGCGTGTCGAAGGTCGCAAACGCGGTAGCGGGCGGCTGGGCGTTGAAGGCGTTGAAGACGAGGAGGGAGGTGAGGGCTGGGGTTCCGGCGCTCAAGGTGGTGCCGGAGAGGGTTAGGCCGCTGCCGAGGGTGAGGTGGGTGAGTTTGGATTCGGAGTCGTCCCAGAAGATCAATTTGTCCGAGCCGGGGTCGTCGGCGACGATGTCCGAGCCGGAGACGGAGAGGACATCGGCGGCGCTGGTGCCGATGGCGGAGACGCTGCCGGTGCCGGTGGCGGTGAGGGTGGTGCCGGAGATTTGGAGGCCGCTGCCGACTTCGAGGTGGGTGGCGCGGCCGGCGCTGTCGTCCCAGAAAAAGAGGCGGTCTGCGCCGGGGTCGTCGGCGGAGAGGGTTCCGGAGGTGGAGGTGAGGAGGTCGGCGAGCGAGGAGTCAATGGTGACATCGCCTCCGCCGATTTGCTGCACGGTGCCGGAGACGGGGTGGCGGGCGTAGAGCTTGGCGTCGGCGTGGTTTATGGCGATCTCGCCGAGGGCGAGGTCGGAGGTGGTGGGCACCTTCGCGGCGACGGTGCTCTTTTTGGGGATCAGGACATTGGCCATTTCCGTAGGAGTTTTAAGTTTTAAGAATTAAGTTTTAAGGGTCCCGTGGAGCGGCGGTGGGTATGGACCGCACCGCCGCTTTAGGGTGTTAGCGACTAATAAGTTCCGCCATCCAGAGTCACATTCGAGAATGTGACGCCGCTGATGCTTCCGCCCGAGATGGAGACGGAATTTGCGGCCTGGGTGCTGATTGAACCAAGCCCGAGCGTGGTTCGCGCATCACTCGCCGAGGCGTCGTCCACCAGGGAACGGCCGAAGGACGAGAAGTCCGCAACGGCTGCGGTGCCGGAGCCGGTGAAGTAGGGGACTTTGTCGGCGGCGCTGCTGAGACCCGCGAGGGCGGCGAGCTCGGCGTCGTAGGCTTGGACATTGGTGCCGATGGCGAGGCCCAAGTTCGTGCGTGCGGCCGAGGCGTCGGTGAGGTCGCTGAGGTTCGAAGCCTTCGCCAATTTCTCGCCGATGAGGTTGGTGACGGTGGTCGAGAAATTCGCGTCCGCCCCCAAAGCAGTGGCGAGTTCCTGGAGTGTATTTAGAGCGGAAGGCGCTCCATCGACGAGGTTTGTGATCGCGCTGTCTACATAGCCACGAGTGGCGGCATCTGTTGAGGCACTCGGATCGGCGAGGCCGGTGATCTTTTGGCTGTTGAGGCTGACGGACGCGGTGGGGGCGGCCATCTGGTCGAGGCGGGATTTTTGAACCTCGGTGGAGAAGTCCGAAATCTTGCTCGCGGTGAGCGTGGGGATGTCGGCGGCTTCGAGGGTGGTGGCAGAGGTCGCCAATCCCTTGGCATTCAAGGTGACTTTCGTGAAAGTTCCAGCACTGACGCCAGAATTGGCGAGGGTGAGGGCGATGTCGGCGTTGCCGCTGCCGTCGAAGCTCTGGGAGCCGGTGGCGTCGCCGGAGACGGAGAGCGTGCGGCTGGTGGCCAGCTTGGTGGCTGTCCCGGAATTTCCCGAGATGTCGCCGGAGATCGTCGAGCTGAAGGTCTTCTGGCCGTTGACCGTTTGGTTGCCTTCCAGCATGACTGCTGCGCCGGAGCCGCCGAGGCTGATGATCTCGGAGCCTGTGCCAGCGCGGAGGATTTTGTTTGTTGTGTCGAGGGCCAGTTCGCCCGCCTGAAGAGACGAGGGAATACCAGAGCCGCGTTTGATTTTGATGATCGGGTTTGACATGGTGTTG